CAGATAGTATGACATTTAGAAACTATAATAAAGAAGAATTACTTGAATTATTAAACTTTTTAAAAGAACAAGTGGAGAGACTTATTAATGAGTAAATTATATACAAAAGATAGTATCGAAAGCCTTAGTCCTTTAGCTTTTACTCGTCTTAAGCCAGGAGTGTATGCAGGTGATACAACATATGCTACTCAGCTTTTAATCGAAATTCTTTCAAACTCTATTGATGAATATCGACTTGGTCACGGTAATCAAATTGATATTACAATAGATAAAGATATTGTAACAGTACAAGATTATGGACAGGGTTTTCTTGTTAATGAATTTAGAGAAGATGGAAAATCTATTCTTGAAGCTGCTTTCAGTGTATTAAATACTTCTGGTAAATATAGAGAAGATGGAACTTATGAGGGAACCTCACTAGGTTCTTTTGGTATTGGTAGTAAAATTACTACTTTTCTTTCTCATTGGTTAGAAGTTACTTCTTATAGAAATAATAAATTTGAATTTATTCGTTTTGAAGAGGGCATTTTAAAAAATAGATTATCTGAAAATACAACTCATAAATCTGGTACTCTAGTAAAATGGCAACCTTCTGAAGAATTTTTTACTCATACAGAAGTAGAAATTAAAAAGGTTAAAGACCTTTGTCAGACTATTGTTTGTCTTTGCCCTGGATTAACTATTAACCTTAATTACAATAAAGAACAAACTTCTTATTATTCAAAGAATGGTATTAATGATTTAGTAGACTTTTTTGTAAAAGATACTGAAATTATTAATAATAGATTTTATTTAGATTATTCTCCAGACGGAAAAAGTAGTATTAATATGGTAATTACTTATACGTCTAATTATTCTTTTAATATTATTCCTTATATAAATACAGGACTTACAGAAACAGGTCCTCATATTACACAGATTAAAACTCTTATTACAAGAGAATTTAATAAGTTTTTTAAAGAAAAAGGGTGGCTAAAAGAAAAAGACAGTAATCTTACTGGAGATGATATTCAAGAAGGTATGTATATTATTTTTAACCTTACTGCAAAAAATGTTGCTTATGATGCACAGGTTAAGACTAGAGTAACAAAAATTGATATGTCTGTTTTTACCGATGCTATTGTTGAGGAATTGTGGTATTGGTTAGAACAGAATGAAAAAGATATTAAAGAAATTTTCAACAAAGCTGTCAATGCAAGAAAAGCGCGGGAGGCCGCTAAACGGGCCCGTGAAGCAGCTAGAGGGCAAGCTAAGAAAAAAGAAAAGGTTATTAAGTTTGATAGTAAACTTGCTGACTGTTATAGCAAGGATCGTTCTAAATGTGAAATCTATATCACTGAGGGTGATTCGGCAAGTGGTAATTTAAAAACAGCAAGAGATAATGAGTTTCAAGCTGTTATGCCAGTCAGAGGAAAAATTCTTAATGTTCATAAGGCAACGATAGATAAGATTCAAAAGAATGCTGAAATCATGACGATGATTGAAGCTTTTGGATTAACTATTGATACAAAATCAATGAAGGTTACTTATGATAAAGACGACCTTAGATATGGTAAAATTATTATTATGTCGGATGCAGACGTTGACGGTAGCCACATTAAGAATCTGTTTTATACCTTTATATGGAACTTCTGTCCTCAATTAATCCGTGACGGCTATATTTATGCAGGTGTTCCTCCTCTGTATAAGATTACTACAAAAGAAGGATATAAGTATTTAAAGAATGACGAGGAACTTTTTGAATACCAGCAAAAGAATAAAGGTAAGAAATATACTGTAAATAGACTTAAAGGCCTCGGTGAAATGAGCGTAGAGGAAACGGAAGAAACTTTAACGGACGTAAATAATAGAATTATTAAGCAAATTACAATTGATAATGAAGACGCGGCAGGGGCTCTTTTCGATGCCCTTATGGGTCAAAGAGTGAGTGATAGAAAAGAATATATTAGGATGCACAGTAGGGAGGCTACATATGCAATATAAATATGGATGTGAAAAATGTAATAATATAGTAAATGAAAAAGATATAGAAAAACTTGATTATTGGGATAGATATGGTGTTATTGTATATGATTCAGAAAGTAATATCTATGGCATATGGATTCAACATGACGATGATGAGTATACTGGTCGAGCCTTTGATATTAATTATTGTCCCAGCTGTGGGAGGAAATTAAATGCAAACAAATGATTTAATTTTATTAAAAACATAGTAAGGAGGCAACATATAATGTATAAAAAAGAATTAGAAACATTAGAAAAATGTTTAAATTACTTAAATTATATTATTTATCAATGTAAGCCTTTTGAAGTGTTTATCTTTGATTTAGATAAAGATGGAAAACGTATTCCTAGAGATTTATTTACTATTAGAGAGGATTTTATCAAAAAATATAATATTTTTAGTAAAGCACAAAAAACAATAGAAGTAAAAAATAAAATGTATGAAAAAGTTTTAACAGATGATTATTTAAATTGGATATATGATAAAGAAAATATAGATGATAATTATGATATTGAATATGATGAAACTTTAACGGAAGAAGAGAAAAATAATAGAATTGCTTTAAATGTTTTATTTAATAAACTTTTAGATCAGGATTTTCCATATGAAGATGAAGAATCCGATTTTTGCTCTGCTAGTATTTATTTTTCAATAAAAGATAAATATTTTAAACTTAATTGCACAATAGGTTTAGGCATTTCTGACAAATTGACACTATTAACTAAAGATGAGGATAAGAAAAAATGCAAAGTTCTGATTTAACCAATGAATTAGGTAAAAACTTTATTGAATATGCCGTTGCCGTAAATACTGACCGTGCAATTCCTGATGCTAGAGATGGTCTTAAGCCTGTAGCAAAAAGAATTCTTTGGAGTACATTTGAAGAAGGAAGAACTTCAAATAAGCCACATGTTAAAGCAGCTCGTATTGTTGGTGATGTAATGGGTCGATATCATCCTCATGGGGACTCGTCTATTTACGGAGCAATGGTACGTCTTTCTCAGCCATGGATTATGCGATACCCTCTGGTTGATTGGCATGGAAATAACGGGAATATTGCCGGGGATGGACCGGCCGCCGCGCGTTATACAGAAGCAAGATTAACAAAAATTACAGAAGATGGATTACTTAATCATATTAAAGAAAATAATGTAGATTTTATTCCTAACTATGATGAATCTCTTGAAGAGCCTGTGTGTCTGCCATCTAGCTTTCCTAACCTTTTATGTAATCCTAATTCCGGCATTGGAGTGGCAATGGCATGCAATTGGGCGCCTCATAATTTACGTGACGTTGCATCCGCGATTTATTCTTATATGGATGGTGGTGTTCCTACTATTTCAGCTCCTGACTTTCCAACTGGAGGATTGATTATTAATGGAGATGAATGTGCGGATATTATTTCAAAAGGTCGTGGGTCTGTCAAGATTCGAGCAAGATATAAAGTGGAAGGTAATAAAATTATCTTCTATGAAGTTCCCTATGGTGAAACAATAGAAGGACTACTTGCTCAGCTCGGAGAAGTTTGTAATAAAGGAGAGATTGATGGCATAGTAGATGCACATGATGAATCTAACAAAAAAGGAATTAGAATTGTTGTAGAGGTGGGCAGAAATGTACAACCTGATGCCGTGGCAGAAAGAATTTATCAAAAAACTTCTTTCCAGTCCTCATTTGCCTACAACATGGTAGCTTTAGTTGACAAGACACCGACTGAATTATCTCTCAAAGATTGCTGCCGAATCTACATTAAACATAATAAGGAATGTCTTATTAAAGAATCAGAATTTGAATTAAATAAAGCAACAGCTAGATTAGAAATTGTAAAAGGTCTTTTAAAAGCATTAGAAGATATTGACAATATAATTGCTTTAATTAAAAAAAGTGAAAATAGCACAAAAGCAAAAGAAGCTTTAATTGAGAAGTATAATTTTACAGAAAATCAAGCAAAAGCTATCTTAGCAATGAGATTAAGTTCTCTTACTAAACTTGATTCTATTGAACTTAATAAGGAAGCTGAAGATTTAAAAAAGAAAATTTATGATTTATCTTATCTTCTTCAAAGTAAACAAGCTCAATTAAATGAAATTAGAAAAAGATTAGAAGAACTTGTTGAAAAATATGGGGATGATAGAAGAACGGAAATTACTAATATTGAAATAAAACCAGAAGAAAAAGAAAAAAAGGAAGTAATTCCTAAAGATGTAGTAGTGGTAGTAGATAATGCAGGGAATATTAAACGTATTCCTAAAATGAATTTTAAAGTACAAAAGAAAAGAAATAAAGGAATAAAAAATTTAGATGATAATATCCTCTCTACTATTTCTACTAATACATTAGATACTCTTATGGTATTTACTAATATTGGTAAAATGTATAAAATTTTAATTGATAAAATTCCAGAGGGTGATAATGGTTCAAAAGGAGTTAATCTAAGAACTATTTTTCCTTTTGAATCAAAAGAAAAGGTACAAGCAGTTATTAATCTTAAAGACAAAACTAATGCAGAATATGCAGTATTTTTTACTAAGAATGGACTGATTAAGAAAACTGATATTAATGAATATAAAAATGTAAAAAGAAATAATGGAACTCAAGCAATTAAAATTAAAGAAGATGATGAACTTGTTAATGTAACTTTCTTAAAGGATGAAGATGTGCTTATTCTTACTAAAAAGGGTAATTGTATAAAAATTGAAACTAAATCAATAGCTCCTATTGGTAGAATTACAACAGGTAGAAAAGGTATTAAATTAAATACTGGAGACGAAGTTTTAATTGGTTTACCTATCAATAGAAAAGATGAAATTAAATATTTAATTGCAGCATCTAAAGAAGGTAATTGTGTAAAAGTTCCTTTAAGTGATTTTATTACGCAAGGAATTAATGGTAAAGGAGTTAAATATATTAAGCTCGCGGCGGCCGATATAGTAATTAATGGCATCATCTGTACAGATGAAGATAATATATTAATTATTGGAGAAAAACACTCTAAGGCTATAGAAGCAAATGAAATAATTAAAACTCCCCGTGATAGCACCGGCCGCGCGATTATCAAAGATGAGAATTTAAAACATTTAGTCAAGCTATAATTAGCTTGACTTTATTTTTTTTAAAATTTATGATATAATAAATTATAAAGATAAAAAAGGAAAAAAGTTATGAATGAAAAAGAGGTTCTTGTTAAATTAGTAGATGCTGAAAATGATATGATGATTAGAGCTTATTATACTTCTATTCCTGTTGAGCATCTTAAAATGTATGATTATTTTAAAGAAAGAGAAAATTATTCTATTCATATTTCTGAAAATTTAAAGGATAGTGAAGATAAATATAATAATATGGATGCTTATGTAAAAGATATTGATATTAATTTTGGTGGAGAAGGCTGTATTACTTGTATTAATATCTATGTAGAGGTATTTTAATATGTTTAATTTTCAAGAAGTAGAAAAACTTTATCCTGGCGCTGGGGAATTAATGCTTGAACCACAGCTTATCCACAAAGGTACTGACTCACAGCTTAAAGCCTGTGATGATGGTACATGGTTTGCTGAACTTAAAAAAGATGGCGCATTATATATGTATGTAAAAGGTACTGAAGGGCAGGATTATCTTTTTGGGAGAACAGTAAGTAAAAAGACTGGACTTCTTACTGAAAAGTCTGCTAATGTACCCCATATTATTAATGCTTTTAAAGATATTCCTTATGGTACAATTATTCTTGGAGAAATTTATTATCCAGGTAAAACGTCTAAAGACGTCACGAGTATAATGGGATGTCTACCAGCTAAAGCAATAGAAAGACAAAAAGGGGCATACGGACCGATTCATTATTATATTTATGACTGTTTAGAATATGGAGGTATTTCTTTACTTCCTTATGATAATTGGTCTAGATATTGTGTAACACAAGCTATCTATGGTAAAGTGATAGATAAATGTGATGCTATAGAACTCGCGGCCGCCGTTGATGAGGAGATTTATGCTACTATTGGTGCAGCATTGGCCGCAGGTGAAGAAGGCATGGTAGTCAAGAAAAAGACTGCATTATATGAGCCTGGTAAGCGACCGCAGACTATGTTAAAAGCAAAACAAGTTGATTTTATTGATGCTGTTATTATAGGCTTTAATGATCCAGTTGAAGAATACACTGGAAAAGAAATTACATCATGGCAGTATTGGAAAGATATTGAATCAAACCAAATTTGGTCACCACCTTCTTGTTTATATACACCTGATTATAAAGAAAGGGGGCTTCTTCCTGTTACAAAACATTACTATTTTGGTTGGAAAAATGCTATCCGCATAGGAGCTTATGATTCTGAAGGAAGAATTAAAGAAATTGGTACGATAGCAAGCGGACTCACAGATGAGTTAAGACAAGCTTTTGCTGAAGAACCAGAAAAATATTTAGGTAAAGTTGTTAAAATTCAATGTATGATGAAAGATAACAAAGAACAAACTCTTCGACATGGATTTTTAATTGACTTTCATAATGAAAAAAATCCCGAAGAATGTACCCTTGAAAGCATTTTTAAATAATTGACTTATTTAAAAAATTTTGTTATAATTATTTTACAATAAAAAATAAAAAATATGTTTACTTAATATTAAGGAGAAAATTTTATGGTTAAGAAAATGAAGCCGCACGTGAGAGCAATTTATGAGTATGTTAAGGCACATGAAGATGAGAATATTACGGCAAATGATATTAAAACAGCACTTGGTATTGAAGATGTCCGTAAGGTAAATGGTGTTATTACGATGTCATTTTGCAGACATAAGGACGAGAACAAGGAAATTGTTCCTTTGATGGAAAGAGTTCCTGGTGAGGCTACTACGAATGAGAATGGAAAGGCTGTCGTTCCAAAGTATATCAAGCTGACTGATGAAGGCCGCGATATTGAGATTGAGGACGTTGAGTAATTTTTTTAAAACTGGATTGGGTTAATAAATAACTCAATCCAGTATTTTGTATAAGTATGATTTTAATAATTATCGGTATTATTTTATGTATTATCGGAATTATTCTAATTAAAAAATTTTCTTCTATTAAAATAGATAAATAGAAAGAGATTTAGGATTTTTAGAAATTAAAATAGTAGGAAAATGTAAAATTCTTACATTTTAAACAAGAGCAAGAAGAAAATAAAAAGAAAATAGTAGATTAGATAGATTATTTAAAATATCAATAGGATGAATATCAAAAAAATTTAGCAGTACTTGTTAGTTTAAAAGAAAAGAATTAGAAAGATTATGATACTTTAATTTCTAAACTTACATAGATTAGAAAACAATCTGATGATGCATATGAACAATAGAAACAAAGTTTAGCTAATAAATTAGAAGATTATAAACGTATAACACGATAGTCTGCTAATTCTTATATAGATACTTTAGAAAGTAGCTATAAACATGCGGAAGCCGCTCATGCGGAGAAAATGTCTAGTCTAAAAGCTGAAATAGACGCGACCGCCGCGGATCTTAATAAACTTAAATTAACACGCAAATCTGCTTATGAAGCTTTATTAAAATAGCGTTAGATAAAGTAGAATAAAGACAACTATTGTCTTATTCCTTCTTCTATTGATTTAAAAGACATAACTTATTTAAATACAATAAAATAGAAACTATCTAAACCACGAATACTTTCAATGTTAATTTGGCAAACTTTTTGGCAGCCTCTTGCTAAAGAAAAGTTCCCTGTTATTCTTCAAGATAAGACTAAAATGGGAATATATAAAATTACCAACGTGATAACAGATTAGGCATATATCGGACAATCTGTTGACTGTTACAAACGTTGGATGTAGCATTGTAAAGCAGGTTTAGGAATAGATACTCCTCCTGGTAATAAATTATATAAAGCTATTCAAGAATATGGATTATAGAATTTTACTTTTTAGTTACTCTGTTAGTGCGATAAAGAGGAACTTAATTAGAAAGAAAAATATTTTATTGAATTATATCAAGCAGATTTATTTGGATATAATGGAACGACGGGGAACAAAAAATGAAATTTGAACATACAAAAGTAATGAATTTTGAAGGAGCTTTTCGAGGAATGAGAAATCCTCTTGCTTCGTGGGATAAATCAGATAGTTATGAAAATTACAGCGTTGACTTTGAAGAAGAGTTTGAAATTCGTTATCCTTATTATAGAATTGGTGCAAATGATTTAGATTTAGCTCAACGGTTGATTAAAGGCGGACCTGAACATAGAAAATTTCTTAGACAAATCTTTGTTTCTGTTGATATAACAGCACCTATTTATTTTTGGAAAGAATTTGATACATATAAAATAGGTACTACTGCTAATTCAACAAGTACTATGCATAAACTTGCAAGCACTCCTATTACCAAAGACTGTTTTGAAATGGATGATTTTAATAATGATTTAATAATATATGAAGATTATCCTTACAGTTTAGGTATGCCGATGTCTGAACTTTGGGATATAATTATTAATGATCTTGAAACATTAAGACAAAGATACAATGAAACAAAAGATAAAAGATATTGGAAAGAACTTGTTCGCCTCCTTCCAGAAGGATGGTTGCAAACTAGAACTGTAACTATGAATTATGAAATTTTAAGAAATATATATACACAACGAAAATGCCATAAACTTACAGAATGGCACACCTTTTGTGATTGGATATTATCTTTACCGTTTGCTAAAGAATTAATTACATATGGTATTGATTAATATAAAAATTTATGGTATAATATAAAAAGAAGTTAAAAAAGAAATTATTTAAAGAAAAGGAAATTAAATTATGAAGGAAAAAATGATTAACACAGAAAGAATTGAAGGTAGAGTCTATCAGCATAATCTTGAAATTAAGAAAGTGCAGAATAAGGATTCAGATAATTATGGTACTGAATTTATTTCTGGCACTCTTGATGTTGCAACTGATGAAGAGGGTTTAAATGTTCTTTCTACTCATTTTACTTTTGTCACAGAAATGACAAAGAAGGGTAAAAAGAATGTTACTTTTGGAGTGCTAAAGAGTATTATTGAAGGTGGTAAGACTTGGATTACCGATGGTAAAGATGCTGCAATGAAGGTCAGAATTAGTACTGCCCTTGGTCTTAATGATTTCTATAATAATAATGACCAGCTCGTTTCTGCTAAGAGAAATGAAGGCGGTTTTGTGAATACAGTGACAACTCTTTCTCCTGTTGAGGAAAGAAATCGTTTTGATTTTGATATGTTGATTACTTCAGTTAAAGAAAGTGAAGGAGAGGATAATTATCTGATTCTTCGTGGAGCAATCTTTAATTTTAGAAACGATATTCTTCCTATTGAGGTTGTTGTTAGAGATGAAGCTGGTATGAAGTATTTTGAGAGTCTGGAAGTTTCTGGTTCTTCTCCTGTATTTACAGAAGTTCGTGGAGCAATTGTATGCAACACAGTTAAACAGGAGATTGAAGAGGAATCTGCATTTGGTAGTGCTTCAGTAAGAACTGTTTCTCATACAACAAGAGAATGGGTTGTTGATTGGGCAAAGCCTGTTGAGTATGAATTTGGTTCTGAAGATACGATTACAGCTCAGGATATTCAGAAGGCTCTTCAGGATAGAGAGGTTTATCTGGCAAATATTAAGAAGAGTAGAGATGACTATAATGCAACTCGTAATGCAGCACCTGTTGCACCGGCAGCTTCTAATACAGCAATTCCGGCTGGTGGATTTAACTTTTAATAGTTAATAGAAGATATTATACCTACAGAGGAAGGAGGATTATTCTTCCTTCCTCTTTATTAAAAAGGAGAAAATATGGGAATTGATTTATTGAATATTACCCCTCATCAAGTAAGTAGAGATATGAGAGGTTATACGGTATTTCTTTATGGAGAACCTAAATCGGGAAAAACTACAACTGCTACCAAGTTTCCTAGACATCTTCTATTAGCTTTTGAAAAAGGTTATAATGCTATTCCAGGAGCTATGGCTCAACCAATTAATAGTTGGGCAGAATTTAAGAGAGTTCTTAGACAATTAAAAGATGATAAGGTTAAGAAAATGTATGAAACCATTATCATTGATACTGTCGATATTGCTTATAATTATTGTGAAAAGTATATTTGTGCTAATGCCCCTAGAGGAGATGGTACTTTCGGAGTAGATAGTATTGGAGATATTCCTTATGGTAAGGGATATGCAATGGTAGGACAAGAGTTTGATGAATCTTTAAGAACTATTGCTCAGCTTGATTATGGTCTTGTTATGATTAGTCATGCTACTGATAAGGTTTTTAAAGATGAATCGGGAAGTGAATATAATAGAATTGTTCCTACTTTGGACAAGAGAGCTAAGAACATTGTTTCTCGAATGGTAGACTTATATGGATATAGTAGAATTGTTACAGATGAAACTGGTCATGATGTAACAAAACTTTTCCTTCGTGGAACAAGTAGATATGAAGCTGGATCTAGATTTAAGTATACTCCAGATTATATTGATTTTAATTATAATGCTTTAGTTACTGCTATCGGAGAAGCAATAGATAGACAAGCTGAAGAAGATGGTAAGGAATATTTTACAGAGAATAGACAGAATCTTTACCAGGATACTACACAGGAATTAGATTTTGATAGTTTAATGGATAATTTTAATTTCTATGTAGATAGCATGATGAAAAAGGCTGAAAATGATGAAGAGGCCTTTGCTAATATTTCTGCTAAAATCACACAGATTGTAGATAGATATTTAGGTAAGGGTAATAAGGTCGGAAATATGTCAAGAGATCAGGTTGAAGCACTTAGTCTGATTGTTGATGATTTAATTAGTTTATATAATGAATAAGTACTGGAGACGCGGCAACGGCATTAATCGTTGCCGTGTTGACGTATATAAAAATTTATAGTATAATAATATATATAATAAAGCATGGAGCATATCTTATGGCGAAAGCAATGGTGAAATGTCTTTATTGCGGACAACAATTTGATAGATTATCAGAGCCGAATAAAAAAATAGGTCGTCGATATGCTCATCAACATTGTTACGAAGCCCAAAGTAAAGAAGATATACAAGAACAACAAGATATACATGATTTTTGGCAATATATAAAAGAATTATATGGGAGTGATTATGATTATCCTTCTATTTCAAAACAAGTAGAGTCTTATATAAAAAATTATAACTTTACTTATAGTGGTATGTTAAAATCCCTTAAATGGTTTTATGAAGTAAAGCATAATGATAAAGAAAACTCTAATGGAAGAGTTGGTATTATTCCTTATATTTATAAAGATGCTAGGGATTATTATTATCAACTTTATTTAGCCAAGGAAAGAAATAAAGGGATTTCAAATTACCGTGTAACTACTAAGGAGATCGTGATAGCCTCCCCGCGCGTGTATATTGCGCCACCAAAATTATTTGATTTAGGAGATGACTAATGGCGGGAAAATATACAGATATACCATCTACAATGCAAGTTATCGGGTGTATTTATCAGAACCCGTCATTACTTGATAATGAAAAATATCACTTCACAGAAGAAGATTTTACAGAAGATTTTCATAGAATAGTATTCGGATCTATTTACAATCTTCATCAATTAGGAGCAAAAGAAATTAATGTAAATACTATAGTAGATTATCTAGAGACAAGACCTAATAAATTAGCTACTTTTAAAGTTAATGATGGAGTGGAGTATTTACAAAAACTTTCTGAGTCTACTCAACTTGCAGCTTTTGATTATTATTACAATAGAGTAAAGAAAATGACTTTACTTCGTATGTATACAGAAAAAGCGGGCATGGATTTAAGCTGGTTATATGACGTGAACAATCTGTTTGATCAGAAAAAGAAGCAGGCACAGGAGGATTGGTTAGACAATACACCTATTGAAAAAATAGCCGATCTTATTGATGGAAAAATCCAACAGATTAAAATGAAATATGTAGACAATTCTGATACAGCTTTTGTTCAAGCAGGTGAAGGAATTGATAATCTTATTTCTCAACTTATGGAATTTCCAGAGATAGGTTATCCTATGTATGGAAGATTGATTAATACAATAACACGAGGAGCTAGATTAGGTAAACTTTATCTTCGTTCAGCAGCAACGGGTGTTGGTAAAACAAGAGCAATGATAGCTGACTGTTGTTTCATAGGCTGTGATGAATTATTTAATTCAGAAACAGGACAATGGGAGAATAATGGAACTAAAGAGCCTTGTGTATTTATTACAACAGAACAACAAGTTGATGAAATTCAGACTATGATGTTAGCTTTTATTTCTGGTGTAAATGAAAGAAATATTCTTAATAATGAATATTATAAAGATGAATTAGATAGAGTAAGAAAAGCTGCTCAAATTTTACATAATTGTCCGATATATATTAAGCGTCTTCCAGATTTTACTTTACAAGATATTGAAAACACTATTAAATTTGGTGTTAGAGAATGGGAAGCAAGGTATTTTTTTCATGATTACATCCATACAAGTATGAAGATACTTTCTGAAGTAAGTGGGAAGTCTCGTGTAGAAGGTTTAAAGGAATATAACATTCTTTTTATGATAGCAGTTAGATTAAAAGACTTGTGTGTTGAAAATGGTATTTTTATTGAAACTGCTACACAGTTAAATAGTGAATATAGAAGTGCAAATGTGTATGACCAGAATCTTCTTCGAGGTGCTAAAAGTATTGCAGATAAGATTGACTTAGGAAGTATTATGCTTGAAACCTCTCAAGAGGATAAAGAAGCTTTAAGTGATTTAATTAATAGAAATGGTTTTCCTATTCCAGATATAAAAATATCTGTTTATAAGAATAGAAGAGGAGAATATAAAGATATTCTTCTCTGGTGTACATCAGATCGAGGTACTTGTAAAATTAATCCTTGTTTTGTTACTAATTATCAGTATGAATTGATAGATATACCAGATTTAAGGATAAAGGTGCAATAATGGCTTTTGAAAAGAAATATATGAATACTGCATGGGACAGTGGAAGGTTTGAAGGTAAAAATATAATTTTAAAAAGACCTTACAATAAAGATACTTTAGAATATTTAAATTTTTGTTTTAGTCAAGGTTTTATGCAGAATGTTTATAAAGTTATAAGATAGGAATATGAAGATATTGAAACTAGACAAGCTTTATGGGATTTTTTTCAATAGAGCTGGTTTGAAAAAATGAAAAGAGAAGGAGTATTATGAAAGTAGAATTAAGTCTTAATAATTTGATTACGATGCATGACTATGATATGAGTATTACAGAGTATGATAATTTAAGTAGTTTATTATTTTACGATAAAGAAGCTGTTAAACAATTAATTGATGGGTTAGAAATGCTTTTAGTTGAAAATGATGAAGTATGATAAAGATAAAATAAAAAATTCTCTTTCTATCGAGCAAGTATTTGATCTTGTTTCAGAATTAGGCGGTGAACCGCTCATGAATAATGGGTATTTCACCGCCCAAACTATATGTCATAATCACATAGGTGATGGAAGTAGAAAGTTATATTATTATAATAATACTAAATTATTCCGTTGTTATACTGAATGTGATGATACATTTGATATTTTTGATCTTGTTAGGAAAGTAAAGAATATATCTCAAGAGAAAAAAGTGAGATATAATGAAGAAGGCAAAGAAGTTTTAGTAGACTGGTCTTTATATGACGCAGTTCAGTTCGTCGCTATATTTTTCGGATTTGAAGCAGAAAATGAAAATTTTTCTCAAAAACGTACTAAACTTCAAGATTGGGATTTTTTAAATAAATATGAAGAAAATTCCCTTATAAAAAATAAGCAAATTATTGAGTTACACATTTATGATGATAAAATTTTAAGATACTTGCCGCGGCCGCGGTTAAAGGATTGGGAAGACGAGGGTATTGCACATGACATATCTGTGGATTATGGTATTTGTTATGACCCGCATAATAATGGAATTGTAATACCGCATTATAATATTGACAATCAACTGGTAGGAATTAGAGAGAGGACATTGGTTAAAGAGCTGGAGAAAAATGGAAAATATAAACCTGCCATTTTAAATGGTAAGATGTATAATCATCCTCTTGGTTTTAATTTATATAATATTAATAACAGTAAAGATAACATAAAAAATTTAAAAAAAGTTTTTATTTTTGAAAGTGAGAAGTCTTGTTTAAAATATGCTAGTTATTTTGGAGTAGAGAATGATATTTCTGTTGCAATCTGTGGAAATTCGATAAGTAATTATCAGATTTCTTTGTTATATAGTTTAGGAGTACAGGAGATTATTATAGCTTTAGATAAACAATATCAAGCTATAGGCGATGAAGAGTGGAGACGATGGACTAATAAGTTTTATCAAATACATAATAAATATGGAAAGTATTTTCAAATAAGTTATATGTTTGATTTTGAGGATTTATTAGGGTATAAAGATAGTCCTATTGATTGTGGGATGGATATTTTTCTTACTCTTTATCAAAATAGAGTAATTATTACTTAAATTTTTTAATATTTTATATATTAAAAAGGAGAAAAATATTATGGTTGAAATTATTGCTTTACAAGAATATACTGATCAGTATATTTCTTTATATGAAGGTGAAATTAGGAATTTACCTAATGACATTGCATTAAGATTAATTAATAAGGGTGTTGCTGCATAGCATGATAAAGATATATTAAATAGTACAACTACATAGGATAATGGAAAAGTTTTAACTGTTGTAAATGGAAAACCTGCTTTTTCAGCGCCTGCAACAGCAAGCGGTGGAAACTCTACTATAAATTACGCTATTTATTATTCAAAACAAGAAGAAATATAGTCACCTACTCAAGAAGGTGAATATATAGATATAAAATTTTTATAT